ATGAAAGTACTCTTTGAAGGCACCGGGGCCATGTTTCCCGTGGCCACCGCGTGTTTCTTATTCGTTTTAATCGCCATCATCGTAGACCTCATCAGCGGCATACGGAAGGCCAAAGAGAGCAGGCAAGAGATCCGCTCGAAACCGCTCAGCCGGACGGTCACGAAGTTCGTCATCTATGAGGGCGCCGTGGTCATTGCGACCATGATCGACTACATGCTGCATTTCTCGCATCTGTTTGTATTGATGAAGCTGCACCCCATCGTAGGGTTGCCCGTCATTACCTGTCTGATGAGTGTCTTTCTCTGCATTATCGAGATTCTCAGCGTACGCGAAAAGGCCGACGAAAAGACCCGCCGCCGCTCTGAGGCTATCGTGCAAGCTGTGATTGAAGCCCTTGGAACGGATAACCTCGCCGAGATTCTACGGAAGAAGGCAGATGACACCTTGCATGGCCACCAACCTCCCCCTCAACAACCCAACAAATAAACGATTCAACAACAATGAACACCCCAACCCAAACCACCATCCCACCGGAGTTTGTTCCGGCTTATGCCCCCTACACATACAAGGGGCAACCCGTCAAGGGCGCCTTTGGGCCCAACACCCGCCCCGACTTTGTCAAGGCCAGCGACCGCGCCTACTTCGAGGCCGACAACACGCTCAGCAACGCGATGCGCCAGCTGATGATTGCGATGGACGTACTGGACACCGGCGCGGGCATGAAGCCCGTCGGCGATTTCAATTACTGCAACATCAAAGCACGCCGCGGGCAAAGCGGGCGCTTTGGAAAAGACGATGTAGAAGGCAGCCTCGATCCGTATGCCAACTATTCCAACCATGTAGACTTTGCCCGGGCCAAATTGCAGCTCATTCAGCACCCCCGCTGGGGCGTGAACCTCAAGACGGACACTCCCTCGGAGGTGATCGACAAAATTGAGGGCACGCCCATTGTTTGGGGTACCCTCTTCAGCCCCGCCGCGCAGCGTGCAATCGAGAGGGGCGAAGGCATCGATGACTTGAAGCTCGACTATGAGAAGGCCATCGTGAAGCGTTACCGCGCCCTCGGGATCACGGACATCCACAGCGCTCGCAAGAAGTATTACTGCGAAAAGATGACCGCCATCGGTCGGCAGGTAGGCCAGATGATGGCCGGTGGTGATCCGAACGTGACCTACACGCCAGACTTCGAGCGCAAAGCCGTGCCCGTTCCACCACAGAGCCCTACACCCGTAGAGCCGCCGGTGGTGCCTCCCATTCGGCCAGCCGCTCCGGGTGCCCCGGCCGTACCGCCCCAGCCTACGCTGGTGCAAGGCCCCACGCCGCTCACCCCCGCAGCCTTCGACGCTCTCGCTTTCACGCGAAAGACCACGGCGCGGCTGATAGACGGGCGTGCTGTCTATGTGACAGCCGTCGACTTTGCCCGTCGGCAAGTGCGCTACAGTAATCAGCACGACAACCCCATCTGGGTGGATTTGGATAAGATCACGGCCATCGTCTGAGAGGGGGCGAACATGAAAAAGAGGCAAGACGATTATGAGGCCTTTGTGGCCAAATTTGAGCGCAAACGCACCTCCGACGATTGCTACACGCCACCCGAGGTGTACGACATCGTGCGCGGCTGGCTCAGCGAACAGGTCGACCTCGCCGGTGCCCAGATCGTACGCCCCTTTTGGCCGGATACGGATTACCGCGGAGTGGAATATCCCGACGGGTGCGTCGTGGTGGACAATCCGCCGTTTTCGATTTTCGCCGAGATCGTACGGTGGTACTTAGAGCGTGGCGTACGCTTCTTCCTGTTCGCTCAGCATAAGACGATTTTGGGTCTCGATGCGCCCTACACACGCCTCGTTTGCGGCGCGGATGTGATTTATGAGAACGGCGCCGCGGTGCGCACCTCTTTTGCCAGCAACCTATTCGGCGACGTGCTGGCTATGTCCGTGCCCGATCTTTACGAACGTCTCACCGCTGCTGCGCGTAGCAAAGATCCTTTGCCGCGTTATAGCTACCCCTCGCATTTGCTGACATTCTCCGATCTGGCCCGCTGCGCCAGCCACGGCGTAGCACTCTCAATCCCTCGCAATGAGGCCACGTTTGTCCGCCGTCTGGACAGCCAGCAAGCATCGAAAAGAGGCATCTACGGCGGTGGCTTTTTGCTGTCTGACCGACAAGCCGGCCGCATGGAAGAAGCCCTTCGTGAGGCCAACCGCCTTAAAGCCGAAAAGGCTGCCAGCGTGACGTGGGCGATCTCCGACCGCGAGCGCGAAATCATTGCCCAGCTGAGCGCCGGGCAGGCTTAGTTTTTCACTTTTCGTTTTTCATTTCTTCCCCCATGTTTCTGACCGTCGACGAACTTTATACCCACCTGCATGACGAGACGGTGGCCGTCATTAGCCGCGACACGGAGGCCATACCCGTGGCTGCCATCGATGCTGCCATTGCTGAGGCCAAAAGCTACTTGCATGACTTCGATACGGCCGCCATTTTCTCAGCCGAGGGTGAGGCGCGCAATGCGTTGCTGCTGCTATTTGTCAAAGACATTGCCGTGTGGCACTTTGTGAACCTCGGGAATGCCTGTATCGATATGGAACTGCGCGAAAAGCGTTACGACAGCGCCATCGCGTGGCTGCGGCTTGTGCAAAAGGGCGATCTCTCGCCAGACCTACCCCCACGCACCGCTGAACTCGGTAATGAGTCGCCGATCGGAAAGATCCACTTTGGCAGCAACCCCAAACGCGGCCAGCATTTTTAAGTACTGATTAAACACCGATTAAACGCCATTTAATGAGCAATAAAACGAAGCATAAACAGGCCGCCACTGGCCCCATCTCTACGCAGATCATCGTGCAGCCCGTGGTACGCACTGTCCACTTTTGTGGCCGCGTGGCGCTCCGCACTGCGTATGGCTCAGGGTATCTCATAAATGGATGAAGTGCAAGGCGTCCGGGCCCGAAGGCTTTAGGGAGCATACCCAGCCCTTGATCTTCTTTTACTCCTTTTCTTGCATCAAGAGAGGGGAAAAGGAGAGGGAGCACGGCGCTCCACCACCACCGTGTCCTCGACCGTGAACCAGGTATCGAGCGCCATCAGCGGCATGACGCAGTAGCGGAGACGAAGCTGCAAACCGTGATGCGCAGGGCACGATGAACGCCTCCGACGGGCGTCTCAAGGCCGCCGGTGAACCTTACCGGGTACATGCAGAGTGTGGAGTATACTGTCTGCCGTCAGGCCTCCCCGGGCCTATGCGCGGTGAGCCGTCATGAGCAGTGAGGCGGGGCGCCCGAAATCCGGAGTGTTTGAGCTCCGCGCCAGCGGAGTGAGTTGCCGGATTTCAGCCCCGCAGAACGCCCTCAATGACGAGCGAAGCGCGTCCAGCCCTTGATCTTCTTTTGCCCCTTTTCTTCCATCAAGGGAAGAAAAGGGGGGGCAACAAGGCAGGTAAGCCAGCAAAGAGGCGCTACCGGGCAACAGCAGGCGCTCAGCCCTTAATCTTCTTTTGCTCCTTCTTGCATCAAGGGAGGGGAAAAGGAGAGGGAGCAGGCGGCGCTCCGCAACCAAGAGACCTTACCGTATTCAAAAGAAAGAGCAAGAGCTTTTGATCGCGAGCTCGAGGTGCCCGAGATCATCCAACTCTCGGACATCCTACCCATCCCGCAGAGCTACCTGCATGAAAAGTACAACATCCCTCTACCCGAGCCCGGCGAGCCTATCGCCCGCCGGCAGGCGCAGCCGCTCTTTAGCGTGCCTGAGGGGGATAATGAGGAAGAAGAAACGGATGAGGAAGCTGACCTCGACGAAGGCAAGGCAGATGCCCCAGAGCCTGACAAAAAGACAGCGGAGGAAGATGCGCCGACAAGTCGCAAAGTGAAACATGCGGATCGCGACCGCGGCAACTTCTTTACCCGGTTGTTCGATTTTTTCGTCCCCGCCCGGTCATACGGCCGGGCGACATCCGACATCCTCACACTCTCGGAAGCCACGCTTGCGGATGCCCTGATCCGACAGACGATTGAGACAAAGGGCCGCGCTTATTTCAGCGCCGACCTGTTTGCCTACACCCACACGGAGCTCATCCGCGGACTGCGAAAGGGCTATCGCCGCGCGGACGTCCGTCTGGCTGATAGTGGCTTTGTCTACAATGCCAACGATGATGCTTACATCACCGCCTTGGAGCAAAACCTGTTTCATTTCTCAGCCGCCAAAACACTGGCTGAGGTAAGTGAGTTGAACCGTCTGTTCCGCGAGAGCAAGGGCTACAGCGATTTCAGGAAGAAGGCCAGAGCACTGCTGAAGGTCTACAATGAGCAATGGCTGCGCACGGAGTACAATACGGCCGTATCCGTGGCCGAATCGGCAAGCACCTACCGGCGCCTTATGGCGCAAACGAACGTGTTCCCCTTTTGGGAATACCGTACCGTGGGAGATAACCGTGTAAGGCAGGAGCACCAAGTCTTAGAGGGGCTAACCCTGCCGGTCAATGATCCGCGCTGGCAAAAGATTATGCCACCCAACGGGTGGAACTGCCGTTGCTACATTACCCCCAGAATGAGGCATGAGGCGGTCGAATTAGATATAGAGGGCATGCGTGCGCAATGCGACGAATACCTTGAATCGCCCGAATGGAAACGGTGCGAAACACAGGGATTCGGCATCAATCGAGCTAATGAGGCCGAAGTATTTACAGCGAATCAAATGTATATCCAAAACTTCATGGATATGCCGGATAAGACGATCGAGCAGATCACCCCAGACGAATGGGGCGTTGAGGGATCGATCGACGTGCTAAAAGAGGAAACAAAAAAAGAGGTACCCAAATACAAGGGATCACCGGAAGAATGGTTTGATGCGAATAAAGTCATTGAGGCCGGCATGGAACTATTGAAGGTGAAAGACTATGTCGGCCGTGTGTGGCAGATGACAAAGAAGGCGTTTACTGCGCACTCTACAGATATAGTAAAGAAACGGGCTTTCCGTACTGAGTTTTTGAATGCCATCCGGGAAGTAGCTGATGCGCCTGATGAAGTGTGGCTTGGTCGAGATCGAAAAGATAGGAACACCCATGTGAGGGCAGTCAACAATTACATAATGATCAAATACTACAAAGATGAGGCGATCGCCGTGATTGGAAAAGTTGAACGAGCGAAGCTGATGCTAAAATCGTGGTATGTACTAAGGGATAAGAATGTGCGTCGCGGGTTGCTGATTAAGAAAGCCCCGAAAACAAAATAAGCCGGATGGACTCCGGCTTATTGGGGGATTGATTTGCATCTCACGCTGTAGCTGTTACAGTCGGCTGGAGTCCCCATACATCCCCGAGGTGTTGGCCATCAGCCTTAACCGTGGCTGCAAACTTCAGTGCAAATATACAACGAAACAGGGAACAGAATATGGATATAGATGAGTTCAAGAATTATTTGAAGGCGTTACCGGAAAAGATTTTGAGCACTGCGCCTGCCATTGTGTCAGAGACAGCCGTAGAGTATTACAAAGAGCGCTTTGCGGTGAAAGGGTTCGATGGATCTCCGTGGATACCAGGCAGACCGAAAAAGAGCGGCTCCCTATTGGTGCAAAGCGGTAATCTGATGAATAGTATCCGTCCCGCCTACGTGGGGCCGGATAAGGTCGTCATCTCAGCCGGTAATGCACAAGTGCCCTACGCACAAGTGCACAATGAGGGGTTCGAGGGGGATGTGGCTATACAGTCCTACGTGCGCAGCACGAAGGGCAAAGCGAATAAGAAAAAGGCGGATGCCGGCGACGCCCCGGGCACGGTAAAGGCGCACACGCGTCACATGAATATCCCCAAGCGGCAATTCATGGGCTATTCTCGAGACATGGCCGACCGCATCAAAAAGCGTCTCGATGAGGCCATCGATGGCATACTGTAATCAAATAGAATAGAGGCAATGAATAAGGAACTGTTTATCGCTTTATGCGACCGAATCGGGCAGTGTGTGCCCGAGATTCGTTTTATAGACTTCGACCGCGGGCAGCTGAGCGCATCCGGCGAACGCCCGCCCGTGGAATGGCCTTGCTGTCTGCTGAGCATCGACTACACGAATTGCCGTGACCTCGCCGTGGAAGAGAATACGCAATTAGTAATGGCCGACATCACCCTACGCGTGGCCTTTCCACCGGCTGGCGAAACGCACAATCACGCCCCTGAAAAGGTGCGCGACATGGCCCTGCAAATGCTCGACACGGTGGAAAAGCTACACGATGCCCTCCAAGGTGAGACGCTGGGCGATACGGTTTCCACCCTCAGCCGCAGCCGTGCCACAATGCAGACGCGCAGCAATAAGATCGTCGTGTTCAATCTGATCTACTCGACGACCTTCCAAGAAGTAAAGTAGACGATCAAAAGGGGTGAAAATACCTCCTTTCGAGGTGTGAAAGGGATACAAAAAACGGGGCGCGAAAAACACGTCCCGTTTTTGTACTTTTTGATTGGAAACCTTGTACTTTTTGATTGGCGGATTATAAATAAAACTGTAGAGATATACTATCTCGTCGACGAATTCTTGAAAGAATACGACTCCGTAATCAAAAGTCATTCCTTGGAAGAGGGAGCTCCAAAGAAAAGGAGGAACCGCAAATTCACCATGTCCAGAGTAGCGAGATCATGACGATTCTTATCCTCTTCCATTCCTCCTCTTTTCGAAACTTAAAGCATTTCTATCTCTTTGTCCGAACACATATGCAGAAGGATTTTCCACATACTGCGTCTTACAACCGCTTCGTAGAACTCCAACGAAAGGTTTGTATACCTCTTGCTATCTTCCTTAGAACGAAATCTTTGGGGCAATGCACTGGTATTTCTTTTATCGATTCTACACCCATTCAAAGCTGCCATATCAAAAGAGAAAAGCAGCATAAAACCTTCAAGGAATTCGCTAGAAAAGGAAAAAGTGCACTGGGCTGGTTCTATGGATTCAAACTGCACTTGATCATTAACGACAAAGGAGAGCTACTTGATTTTCTTCTTACTCCGGGTAATGTTGACGACAGAGCTCCCTTAAAACATATGAGCTTCCACAAACGAATCTTCGGTAAGCTCTTCGGAGACAGGGGGTATATCTCGAAAGACCTCTTTGAACAGCTCTTCATTGACGGAGTCCACCTTGCGGACACGTTTGAAGAAGGGTCAGTGAAGAATGCCTTAATACTTCAACATGACAAGATTATGCTCCAGAAAAGATCTCTGATCGAGACCGTTAACGATCAACTAAAGAATATCTGTCAGATAGAACATACCCGTCATCGATGCTTCCCGAACTTCATCATCAATCTGTTATCGGCTTTGGCTGCTTTCTCTTTCTTCGACAAAAAACCTTCCATCAACACTGCCGAGGAGTTTTTATATCCCTCTTTCCTTACTGTTGCTTAGATCGAACTCACGTTGCTTTAGGACGAAATCGCTTTTGCGAGCTGATGCGTAGATATAACTTGTGTGGCGCAAACGCCGATTCCGTCCTCGTGCCGACTGACTCTCGGCACAGCTTCAAGTGCTACCCAGACTTGATCAATACGGAACCGAAGCTCACTCCAACCAAGCCCGGAGAGCTGATTGTGGCCGACATCACCTATGTCGCCTGTAACTGTGATAAAGGCTTTGCCTTTCTTTCTCTTGTGACTGATGTGGCCAGCCGCTGCTTGTAGACTATCATCTCTATCCAACCCTAGAAAAAGAAGGCCCACTCAGAGCGTTGGAGAAAGTATTTAACTTCTACAAAACGAATGAGATAGACATCTCCAAACTCATCCACCACAGCGACTGTGGCTCGCAATATGCTTCCTCCGTTATGTGGCACGCCTACAGGACGAAGGGTGTTAAATCAGCATGACACAGACGGGGACCCGCTGCATAATGCCTTGGCAGAGCGCATGAATGGAATCATCAAAAACTTATGGATGCTCTCTGATGAGAAGCGTTCCTTCGCCCGGGCTGAAGCGCTGGTTGAACAAGATGTGTGCATGTACTGTATAATGAAGCGCGGCTTCATCAATCTTTAG